ATCGCTTGTACTGGTTCTGGATTTAAGCTAGTTGGCATCATTCTTCGTTGTTGTGCCACTGCTTCGTATGACGCCATACCAATAGTAAGTCCTGGGATAGCCACGTTCTTGCAAAAGAATGTCAAGTCTCTCGAATCTGCTGATGATGTGTTGAACGGAAAGTTGACAATTGTAACTTCGAATAGCGAACTGCGTGAAGGACCGCCAAAGCGATCCATCTGTGTTTTAAAATCTGATATGCTAAACGCCATTATCTGCCCTTTATGATAGCTCTGGAATCTTTCCAGACTTGTGCTTTGGTAGCTCCAACAAACTTTTGGCTTGGTAAGAACAATGCGATATCCCACTCAGTGGGTTGGATATAAACAAACTTTGTTCTTACTTGGCTCATCAAGTAGTGCTTCACTGTGGGCTTGAACATGTTGAACTTTGCCGCGCCCGATAATATATCATAATTTATTTTTAGTTTAGTCGCTTCTGTGTAACTCTTGTTGTTCGCCGTGTCATATAGAGCATCCATTAACTTTGCTCTTAACACAGGTGGTAAATAGTGTAGGTTGATTCCTAAGAACCCACCCTTTGCTTTATTTATGGGAAAAATTAGCGGATAGTTATCATAATATGGTAATTTAGATTTGTCAGCTTTATGCTTAGGATCGTACATGAATGTATACATGTTGCCCAACCTAAATCTGTTTTCATAACGATCTCTGCCCATCTCTTTGATTAGCTTTGTTCCCTCAGCCTGTTTCTTAGTAACAGTTGCGGCTTGATCACGATACCACTTACGTGCTTCTTGGGTACGAGCAGGCATTTGTCCTGATCTAATACCTTTCAAGAGGATATCGTCGAATACTTTTGCTACCATTTTATTTTATTCCCAGTTCTTTTTCTGTGTAAATAACAAATTGCCACCCACGCTGAGCGCAGAATTTCCTAGCGGCTTTCCATTTTGCATCATTAATCCCAAAGGTTTTAACCTCATTCAAATACTTCCTTGATATTCTACCAGTCTTGGTAGCGTTCTTCTTAGACCTATCAGGCGGTCTTGTTTGTGCATAAGGTTTAATCTCAATCATTATAGTTGCAGACGTGCCATCGCCAGTTTTCTTGTTGACAATTACATCAGGATAGTACCTATGGCGTCTTCCGTCAATAGGAGACATGTAAGGAACTACAACTTCTTCCGACTGCCACCACAATACATCAGGGTGAATGTCCACGTATCTAAAGAACTTGAACTCCCACATAGACCGATAAATGATCTTTGTTGGGTCGCCCTTGTATTTAGAAGGGTTTTTTGGACGAAATCTACCACTATGTGCCATGATATAATAAAATTAACCTCTCAGTGTTATATAAATAGACTTATACAATACTATTTATAAGAAAACAGTCAGGGATTCTCAATGTTCAACGGCATCAGACATAATAGACCAGAAGTCTTCGAAAGAAGAAAGTTGGGCGAAAGCAGAACTTCTTATCAATCATTTCCAGCACAGCCACATCCACATAGCATGTTGATGGTATTTAAGAAATATGATTACGCTAAATTTGCAGATGGTTTTAATACTCGTGATGATACTAAGGTGACACGTGGTGGAAGGGCTTCTGGCGTAGGCTTGAGGTCTGCAAATGCTATTGAATTGCCGTTCCCAAAAAATCTTCAAGACGCAACTGATTTGAGAATAAATGGTTTTGAACGCGATCCATTCGTTGAAACTATCGCATCTAAACTAGCATCATTTGCTTCTGGTGGTGACGTCTCCGATGTCCCAGGGCTACTTCAATCATCTGGTGCTGACTTGGCATCGGCTTTGTCTGGTGGCAGTGTAAGTGGTGGTCTTAATAGTATTGCAGGTAAATTTCTGGGTACTTCCATTACAGATGTTGCATCAGGCGCTCAATACCTATTACGAAATAGCCCACTAATGTCAGGAACAATGGGCAAGTCTGTTGACATCGCCACTAATCAAACATTGAACCCAAGAGAAACCCTTGCGTTCGAAGGTGTGAATTTGAGAAGCCATCAATTCACTTGGGAGCTTTTCCCTAGCAACCAAACTGATTCAGAACGTATTCGCAATATTGTACACATGGTTAAAAAGAACTCTTTGCCCACAGTTACTGACTTGGCAGGAATATCTAAAGCGTTCTTGCAATACCCATCTACAGTTGATCTGTATTTACTTGGTGTTAATGAAGACCACTTTATTAAGTTCAAAACATCTATGGTTACTCAATTTACTGTTGATTATGGAGCGGGTGGTGGCGTTGCTATCATGAAGGGTGGTAAGCCTGCTGGTGTTCAAATTTCAATGTCATTCCAAGAATTAGAAATTGAAACAGCACATGATTACGGCACAGAATCTAATGACATCCAACAGAGTGTATTGCATGACACAGCAGTTTCTGAAGGGAACGTACCATAATGACTAAATATTTTAAGCAATTTCCAGTAATAGAATATGAAGGTAGGTTAGTGCGTGACATCACACGCAGAAGTAGCTTCACTAAAGAAGTTTCCAACAACCCACTTCTTCATTTGCCATATACGATTAAAGAAGGGCAAAGACCAGAAGATGTTGCTGAGTTCTATTATGGGTCTACTGATTTCACATGGTTGGTTTATCATTCTAATAACATTATGGACCCATATCACGAATGGCCTAAATCGGAAGCAGATTTTAACAACTACCTCATCGATAAGTACGGTGAGCAATCAGGCTTGATTGGCGAAGATATCGTTGATTGGACTAGAGATGATAATGATGAAAATATCATCTATTATTATAAAGAGGTGTAATCAATGGCAGTAGATATTGTAAAACTAGCCCCAGAATCGTTTAGAACGATTTACCTTCGCAAAGAGGATCGTATCATCTTGCGTACTGAGCAAGGTCGTAAAATTATTATCAAAAGAATTATTCCAGATGAATGGAAGCCTTGGAAAATTTACGACCAAGAATTAGTTGATAATAACAACAAGAAAGAAATATTCTTGGTTGATAACCAATTCCTCCCACAAATATCATCTAGTTTTATTAAAAAGATGAGAAGTAGCTAATGGCAGGTACTGGTGAATTTGCTCCATCTGTATGTGAGGTTCTAAACGCTGTTATAACTTCACATTCTGGGAACAAAAAAGAAGACATAGCAAATATGGTGACTAAGTTTGAGATTTCTCAGTCTATGGATGCGGGTAGCTATAATGGTAGCATTACTATTCAAGATACTGTTGGGTTTCTCGAAGGTTTTCCTCTGAGATCAGAAGAAATGCTTGAACTCAAGATCAAAGCTTTTGATTTGAATACTGAAGTCAACCTAAAAACCCACGTATTTAGAATTGATAATATTCAAGCGAGTGAAAGTTCTAGTCAGGTAGTGTATAACATTAACTTCGTTTCTAACATTTCTTACAATGCATCAAAGAGAAGAATTACTAAGGCATACGATAGTTCCGTCAGTGATATTGCCAAAAAAGTTTTCAATACATATTTTGCGAGTCTAGGTTCGACGAACTATCTTGATCCAGATAATGGAAATAGAGTTAATGAGTTTGCAACTGCAAGGCACACTATCTCTGAGGAACCAGAAAGAAGCTTTTTTGTACAACCAACTATGAACACTACTAGGTGTGTCATACCAAATATGATACCAACAGAAGCTATGAATTTTCTATACACTCAAGCATATCAACCAGAAACGCCTTCAAACTCATTTAAGTTCTTTGAGACTTTAAAAAACTTTTATTTTGCAACTGACGAATATTTTATTAAGAGTGCGAGAACCAGTGACCTTATTGATCTATTCTATTCGCCAGCAGCTTCTGTTGAGGGGACTGATCCCAATGAACAAGTAAACAGGGTTGAAGAGTTTACAATCATATCAAAAGGCATCGACACTGCGTCTGACATGTTCTCTGGTTCTTATCGAAACAAGGTAACCGAAATTGATCTTGTGAGAAGAGAAGTAAACGTTTATCCATTCGACTTCTCGACGGATGCAAAGTACATTGATATGTCAGGCAATCCACGCAATCTTGCAGACAATCCACACACAGCGCAATTCAGAGAAGACACATTCACTGATGAAAACGCAAAAGACTTTATGGTTTTTAAAGATTACCAACAAAGTGGGGATATACCAAGTTCATTGCATACAGAAAGGTTCGTCTCACAAATTATTTCTAATAGGATTTCTTACCATGAACACCTTCATAATACACAACTGTCTTGTATTATGAAAGGCAGACTAGATATTATGCCCGGTATGATTGTAAATTTTGACATCAAGTCTTTGGATGGCATCAGCAACTTGTCTCGCAATGAAACGCTTAGTGGTAGATACTTAGTGGAAAAAACTCGACACGTCCGTGACGATCAGAATGTTTTGAGCGCAGTAATTAAATTGGTCAAGTTTGACTGGAGCAAAGGTGAAGTAGATGAGTGATTATGGATTAGGAATTAAAGACCCATTATGGTTTGTTGGGGTTATCGAAGATAATGACGATCCGCGTAAAGAGGGTCGGGTTAAAGTAAGAGCCTTTGGTATTCATGGAACTAATAGTGATGTTGCTACAGAGGACTTGCCTTGGGCTATATGTATCCACGGCGGTTACGATGTTAATATTGTGCCAAAGACAAACTCTTGGGTATTTGGTTTCTTCATTGATGGACGTGGCGCACAACAGCCAATGATAATTGGTGTGATACCATCACAGATGACTAAAGTTATGAACCCTGAGGTGGATGGATGGGGTGCGTTACCAAGAGATAATGGCGCATTACGTGCAGAAGGTTCAGACCCAGAAAGTTTTGGTCAACCTCAAAATCACAGACTTGTTCGTGGCGAGTACATTGATGAGACTTATGTTCTGCAACAGCAAACTATGCGTACTAGAGATGTGAGAGTTGGTGGAGATGATAGTGATTCAAGAACGTGGTCAGAACCCCCAACAGCATACAACGCAACATATGGATTTAACAGAGTTATTCATTCTGGCGCAAACTCGATTGAAATAGATAGCACCCCTGGTTCTGAGAGAATTATGATCTGGCACACGTCGGGGTCTTATGTTCAAGTAGATAGTGCTGGAACCAAATGCGATAAATCAGTTAGCGATAAGTATGAAGTAAACGATAGAAACCAACACGTATATGTTGGTGGCATGAGTACAGTTACAATTAACGGCAACAGCTACGTACATGTAAACGGCAATAAAATCGAAGAGATAAATGGCGACTTACAACAGCTAGTACATGGCAATCATCTCCTTTCTGTTGGTGGTCAATCAACAATGCAAGCTGGCAACCAAGTACAAATTCGTGGTGCTGATGTTAAGATGGAAGCTAATGTGGGTACTATGTCTATCAAGGCTGAGAAAGAACTACAGACTGAGGCTGGTATTGGTTGGTATGCAAAAGCACCATTCGTTTGGGCAGAAGCAACACAAAATATGAATGTCAAGGGCAATAACATGAATTTGTTTGCCACGACAGAAATGAACATCAAGTCGGCTGATCTTAATATCATTGGTACAGGTACTGCCGATATGAGGGGTGGGGTATTGACACTTGGTTCTGATGGAAATCTTCATGTTAAAGGCGATACTGTTTACGTGGATGAAATTGTTCGTATGGCTGAAGGTGGTGCGGCTGACGCACATGCTGATGGTGACATTGCAACCGCTGAGGCTTCTAAAGGTGCAAGTAAGGTGGAAGCACCAGAACCAGTGACATTAAGTACAGATGTAGCCCCCGCAGACCTTCCTTCTGCTAGTGGCGAAGGAATTGCATCACAAGATGATGGTTCTGATGATGGTGGGACGCTTGTTTGATGATAAATATAAGTAACAGAGACTAGGGAAAAGCAGTAATGGAAAAGAACTTAACCAATCGTGATTGGTGTTTAAGTCCAGATGACGAAAAGGTGTTTAAAGCCTCGCCTCAGGCGTTGGCTAATTCTAATGGTGAACTCACTTTATCCCAAATTGAAGTTTTTGAAAATTCGTTCGCAAAAAATATAGTTGCTGACTCTGAAAGTAATCTTATTGTCTTGGCGGTTAATAAATACGGCGACACATTTGCGGATAACCTAAACCTAATAAACAATACCATCAACACGAATACATTCGTGACTGCGAATATTCAAAATTATACATTGCTCCAAACAAGAATTTTAAATGGTCCAATATCTCAAATTGAATTTGCACAGTTTCTTAAAGAATATAACTATTCGCCCATATCAGCTAACTTCTCTGCAAATCAAAACCCCCCTAAGTTTTTAAGAGAGCTTGATGACTTCTACAGAGGAAGTTATGCAGATTCTGTTCTGGGTGGTTTCTGTTCGGTTTTGCCAAATGTCTTTGGCGCAATAGGCGGTTTCTTTATTATTATTGGTCAAGTTGAGGGTCTTATTGGTGATGCTCTTAGTTTCATCTCTAAAATTAGGAACATCGAAGACCCACTTAAAGCTTTGTTTGAAGCGATTAAAGTGAAGGCTCTCATAGAAGCAATTAAAAAGAAAATAACTGATGCGGTTATGGGTACTATAAATAAGATCAGGGACGCCATACAAAACTTTAATATGGCTGACATCATGGGTAATGTAGAGAGTTTTATTCAAGACAAGATTGTCGGTAAAGTTGAAGCAGTTAAAGATCAGATTGGTAGATTTTTTTCTGAAGAGAATTTAAATAAAATACAATCTAAACTACAAGGTATGATTGATTATGCAGTTGGTTTGTTTGACAACCCATCCTTAGAAGAGATCATGTTTTTGATGGCACGTATTTGTGGTTTTGCTGCTGGTGTAGAAGCTATTATTAAAGGAGTTAAATCTCCTCTTGATGCCATTGCAGATGAATATGAAACTGCACGTAACACAATCAGGTCTGCTACTGGTCAAGTAACTAGTAGTGTAGTTGAGGCTGGTGGTATTAGGTTTAGTGATGAAGAAAGAGCTAGAAGAACAAGAGAAGCATATGACGTGTGGACAGCACCAAATGACGATATTGCTACGACTTCACTTCCTGATGTCGATCTTGAAACTGACGCGACACGACCACCGCCAATTCAAGTGCCAGACTGGATAGCCTCGCAAGAAGGTTATGGTAGGGAATACATACCAACTTGGGATGAGATTAAAAACAATAACCATCCTGTATTCAATCCAGTTGGTGGTTGGGTGCGCAATATTTGGCCAGGCGAAAGCGAACCAATTCTTGGCTCCTTGGGTTGGACTGGTGGTGAACATACTATGACGACAAAGATATATATTTTGAGACTGAATAAAAGAATGAATGAATTGCACCCTGGGTTTGGCTCGTTTAGGATAATGAGCCTTTATAGAAATGAAAAATACCAAAGGTATTTGAGAGATATAAGACGCAATAGTGGTGTGGCACTAAATTCTCAACATCTGTTGGGCAAAGCTGTAGATATTGCTGTTAGTAGTTGGACTAGACAAATGCGAACCGACTTGGTGAATGAGGGCAGAAGAATAGGATTTACTAGTTTCGGATTTTATCCTACAAAGAATTTCATCCACTTGGATTGGAGAGCGCAAAGTGATGCAAGAACTTGGACAAAGCCGGAGGGGGCAAGATGGTCGTAAATTTAGTATCAAATAGACAGAAGAAGATTTCGATATACGCAGATTTCAAGAAAGACCTTGAGATCAGCCCATTGTCTCAGGACTTGACTGTATTCAAAGATGAAGATGCCGTTAAGGAATCTATAAAAAACCTACTTCTCACTGATCGTGGTGAAAGGTTAATGCAACCGACAATCGGTGGCAATCTTAGAGCTATGTTGTTCGAGAACATCACGCCAGGAGTTTTGACTCTAATCGAAGACCAAGTACGCACAACACTTGAGTTGCACGAACCAAGGGCAGAAATAATTGATGTGGAAGTTTCGTCAAACTTAGACGATAATGTGGTCAAGATTAGAGTTCAATTTTACATTTTAAATAATCAACAGCCTATATCGGTTGATGTATTTTTAGAGAGGACCAGATAAATGGTTAAGCTAAACATTTCAGAACTAGACTTCGAGGCAGTAAAGTCGCAGTTCAAAGAGTATCTGCAAAGCCAGACGCAATTTAAAGACTATAACTTTGATGGATCAAACATGTCTGTATTGCTTGACGTCTTGTCTTACAATACATTTCAAAACAACTTCTACACCAACATGGCGATCAATGAGATGTTCCTTGACTCTGCCGTGATGCGCAACTCAGTTGTTTCACACGCCAAGGAATTAAATTACCTTCCACGATCAAGAAGATCAGCGAAAGCTGTGGTGACGGTTACGTTCACAGATTCAACAGCGACGGGTCAATCTATTACAATTCCACAATACTCACCATTCACGACGATACATAACGGCGAGAACTTTGAGTTTGTTACCGATAAAGCTTATGTTGCGAAGAAAACCGCACCTAACACATTCGTTGCTGAGGGCGTGGAAATCTTTGAAGGTCAGATGTTAGCAAGTTTTGAGCGTGAGGGTTTCTTTGTTGATGAAGATGGCATCTTGCGCGTGGTACTTTCCAACGAAAATGCTGACACCGAATCCATTTCGGTCTTTGTTGATGCTGAGGCTACAGAAAACGAAAACGTGTTCTTGCGTAAGAACGACATCTTCGGTGTTGGTGCGGTTGATAAAGTATTCTACATCGAACCATATTACGATGGTCGCTATACAATTTATTTTGGTAACAATATTTTTGGTTTCCAACCAGCAGAGTTCGAAGATATTAGAGTGCGCTACAGAATTACATCTGGTACTGAAGGTAATGGTGCTAAATCATTCTCAATGGCTACCAACTTTGGCAGTGCTGTAGTAACAACAACCCAACTAGCGGCTGGTGGTGCTGAGAGGGAAACTATTGAAAGCATTAGATACTTTGCTCCCAAGAGTTTGCAAATTCAAGAACGTGCAGTTACTACATCAGACTACGAAATTCTTCTGAAAACGCAGTATCCAGAAATCCAAGCGGTTGCGGCATATGGCGGCGAAGACCTTGAACCACCACAGTTTGGTAAGGTTGCTATTTCTGTATACCTTGGTCAGGGACAAGAAAGTTTATCTAATACTCTTTCTAACACATACATTCAGTATTTGAAAGAGAGAAGTCCACTTGCGATTGAACCTATTTTTGTGGCAACTCAATTCATGTATGGGTGTGCGGTTGTTGATTTGTATTACAACCCTAAGCTAACACGTAAATCTACTGGTGACATCGAAACATTGGCAAGAAATGCTATCGCAAGTTACAACACACAATATCTTGATGATTTCAACACTCAGTTAAGACTTTCAGTTCTTTCAGCGGCTATTGATAATATCGACATTTCAGTGACAAGTAACGACATTTCAGTTATGCCTTACATTGAGTATTCGCCAACAATCAATATTGCGTTGAACCCATCATTTAAATTTGTTGCCAAGCTAATTAAACCATATCCTTTTGATGAAACAAGAGGCTTTGAGACATACAAACCAGCAATTAAAACTGGTGTGTTCTCATATAACGGTGCGAATGTTTACTTGCAAGATGATGGTTTGGGTAATATCCAAATCATTACTAGCGACGTTGCTAACCCTAAAGTTGTTAAGCCTTCTATTGGTACAGTAAACTACGACACAGGCGAAGTTAATCTAGTTGGTTTCATCACCGATGGATACACAGGTTCTGGTATTAAGTTTATGGCTAGTACAGTGAAGAATGACATCACTGCCCCTAACGGTAGAATTTTCACAATAAAAGACTCAGACGTAACAATTAATCTAATTGAGATGAAATAATGTCAGATATCGAAAAGAAAATAGCATTTAAGATACCTCAACAGTTTCCTGCGATATATCGTGAGGAAAATGCTGAGTTAGTTCAGCTTGTCCAAGACTATTATAAATTCCTAGAAACTACTCCTAATCAGGGCGTTTACAACTCAAGGCGTATGTTCGAATATAGGGACATCACAACTACTCTTGACAGCATGATCATTTTCTTTCAGAAAAAGTATTTGAATGATCTCCCATTACTTGAAGACGCCAGTGTAAGAATTGTAGTCAAGAAAATCTTAGACCTTTATAGAAGAAAAGGCTCTGAGAGTGGGATCATCCTATTCTTCAGAATGTTCTACAACGAAGATGTTGAGATTAATAATCCTGCGCAATTTGTTTTGAAACCATCTGACTCTAAGTGGCAGACTGGTACATACCTTCAGATGGTTCCTAATGATGGTGTTTTCTACTCAAGAGATGGCGTCACGTATTATCAGTACAGTGACCTTTTGTCTAAGAACATCACAGGATCGACATCGGGTGCTAAAGCGGCTGTTGACAAAATCAACTTTATTCTTCTGAACGGAACACTAACTCCAATTCTTTACCTCACTAATGTAAGGGGTATGTTTGCCAAATACGATAATATCATGGCTAGAATTGATGGGCAGGACGTTTCTTTTGGTGTTCTGAATGGTTCAGCGTCAGCACTCCATATTGATTTGGATTATGGTGGTACAACAGGAAACGCTATTGGTGACAAATTTAAAATTGAAAGTAAGTACGGTAATGGTGGCGAAGTCATCGTAACAGAAACTGAAGACAAGTTTACGGGTATTGTTGATTACACATTGACGGATGGTGGGTTTGGTTATACAATACAGAATACTAGACTAGAAGTCTCTAATCAGGTTCTTGTCTTACCTAACGAAGACTTTAGTTTTACTAATCTCGAAAGACTTACTGATACTGGTGGAAACGTAGGTACAGTAATTGGTCAAAACGCATCAGCCGTTGGTATCAAGATGGATGATGGAGATGAGTTTAATATTGGCAGAGCCATTACTACAATGGACAGAACACCAAATGTTCCTATAACTGGTATCTTTACGGTATCTACCAAGAACAGTAGTTCGCCCGGTGATTTGTATCCAGACACTGCTTTGGATACTGACGTTAAGGTTGAAAGTCTTTCTAATATTGAAACTGTAAATCTAATCACAGATTTGATGTCGCCATTTTTGTCTGTCCCACTTAATGCCTCAAACTATAATGATCCCCCAGCAACAGCAATAATGAGTGGTACGGCTGATCCAGTTACTCTGAGTACACCTTTAGATCAAGCATTCAATCTCTCACCATTTCAAATCGGTACTATTGATGCATTCGAGAATGTCAATCCAGGTGAAGACTACACAAACGACGTGTTTACACTAGTACGTGATCCAGTCATGATTGCATTTGACAGATACGAACAAGTTCTAATCATGCCAATTCTTAGTGCTTCATTCTCTGTTGGGGATTTAATCGAACAATCATCTTCTGGGGTTACTGGGGTCATCACAGGAATTGACACAGATCGTTCTTTCATTAAAGTTAGACCTTATGCTTACTACGGTTTTGCAACTGCACCTATTTCACATAAAGGTTCGTCATATGTTATTTCTGCATCCGAAAGAGATTATACATCTGAGAAATTTGGTGCTAATGCTGACATGAGATCAAAAACTCAATTCGCTACAGGTAGAATTTCAGCAGTTAAGGTTGTTAACTCTGGGTTTGGTTACTTGAACGAGGAAATTGTTTTCGTTGTAGATGACGATGGCGTGAAACATGCAAGGGGTACACTCAAAGCAGACTCTCAAGGTATTACGGCTGGCTTCTGGGGTAGCGAAACGAGCCAACTTAACGGTTACAAAGACGGTAAGTATTACGACTCTCGCAATAAGATACATGACAGTGATTTATATCAAGAATTCTCATATGAAATTTTGTCTACTGTTGATCTTACTGTATACGAAGCAACTCTTAAGAAGAACGTTCACCTTGCAGGCACAAGACTTTTTGGTAGGTTTGTTTACAAGAAAAAAGCAGAAGTTGGTTTAGGACATAGGTTCTACGCTTCCAAGAAAGAAGACCAAATTATTGGCGGTCCTGAGATCGTCGGACCTAACCAACCAGGCATAGATATTAAATATTCAGCAGATAGAAATACTATTTCTGTAGATACAGTCAATCTCAAAGCTGACGTAGTATAAACAGATAAATAAGTAGAAAGACTTTAGGAGCGAACATGGCTAAGCAAATTGTAAATACAGGACTTGCGGATAATGACGGTACTGGTGATCCGTTAAGAAACGCTTTCACCAAAGTAAATGAGAACTTTACCGAATTGTACAACGCTGAATCGTTTTCTGGCGATTATGATGACTTGTCTAACAAGCCAACAAGCATCACAGACTTTGGCATTACAGATGGTTCCAATAATCAAATATTATCAACGGATGGTGCTGGAAACTTCACTTTCGTCAATGCAGGGGGCGGTGGTTCTGGCATAGCACTAACTGACTTGAGTATTGGTACGGATGGAACTCCTGCAAATGATGGTGGTCTTGCCTATGATAATACTACTGGTGCGTTTACATTTACTCCACCTGTAATCCCATCAGACCTTTTAGACCTTGGAATTACAGATGGTTCTAACAATCAAATTCTTTCGACTAATGGTCAAGGCGCATTTGCATTTATTGATGCACCTTCTGGTGGTGGCGGTTCAAGCCTACAAACAAGAATTAACAAAGTCGGTGTATCGGCTTCATTAACTGATGGTGCATCAGGCAATGTTGACATCGTAGGATTTAAAGGATACGCACTACTATCGATTACAACAGACAAAGCGGCTTGGGTAAGAATTTATTCAAACGGTGCGACTAGAACTGCTGACGCAAGCAGACTTGAAGTGACAGACCCAACGCCAGATGCTGGTGTTATTGCAGAGGTAATCACAACAGGAGCAGAAACTGTTTTGATGTCACCATCTTCAATGGGCTTTAACATGGAAGCAACTCCGACAACTAATATTCCATGCGCAGTTACCAATAAATCTGGATCAACAGGAACAGTTTCGGTTACTCTAAACGTACTTCAATTGGAGGCATAATATGTTGCAAGAGTACATCGTTACCTTACATAATAAAGATGACCTTGATCAGTTTTACGATGACATAGAAACCACAGAAAGTTCAGTACACATCCATGATGGTGAAGTTCACTTTCCAAGTCGTGCGGTTGAGGTTTCTAACCGAAGACTGATCAGTCGTAACACACATTATATGCTAACTCATGAAGAAGCACAAGAGTTGAAGAACGACCCTAGAGTATGGGACGTCGAACTTGCTGAGATGATCGAACTTACCACAAAGCCAACTGGTTGGAAAATGGAAAATAAGAAATTTTCTAAAGATTGGTTCACAGATGCGACAGATCACAATTGGGGTTTGTTAAGACATAGTGAAGATGCCAATAGAGCCAATTGGGGTTCTAATGGAACTAACACTTACGTGAGTGACTTGACGGTTACTTCATCAGGTGAGAATGTTGATGTTGTTATTGTTGATGGTCACATCGATCCTGCACATCCAGAATTCAAACCAAGGGAAACCGCACACTATAAAGGCAACCTAGTAAACGACAATACTAATAGTGCATTGTTCGATAGATCAGTTACTGTTAATGGTTTGAAGATTGTTATTTCTGGTGCTGCTGGTGGACAAATTGCTGTTCCAGACGAATGGGCTAGAAAGACAGCAAGAGTAGTTGATCTATTGATTGACCCAGATGGATCAAACGTTAACTTAGCATATCAAAAGAATTTGATTGCAACTCTTAAGGGTGAAGTAGGTACTGTACATGCAGGACTTCCATCAGTACAACGTGTTGCCTATGGTGGTGGTGGACAGTACGAACCAAACTTCTTAACAGACGAAGGTATCTCTTCATATGTTGGTTATCAAGCATTTTTGGATAGTCACGTTCATAACGATATGGTTTGGTATAGAAACGTAAGTGGACCTATTCCACCAGTACAAGACAGAGACATCGAAGAAATAATCGAACACCTTATGCACACAATACATCTAATGGGTGTAATGGGCGCAGTTACTGGTTCTGAGACAGCTATGAATTGGATGGCAACTGGTAATGCTAGTTGGAAAACCACAGCATTACATCTTGCAATGAAAGAAGCTATTGATGGTTCTTTCTTCGATCCGTCTGGTTACGCAAGTGATTGGGCAACCGTTGCAGATGCGGCTGAAGTCGCATATAAAGAGTACCTATATCTTCTTAATTGGGGTATGTGGGAAATGTCAGAATTTTGGGATGGTGGAAGCCTATCACCAGAATGGTCTGACTCTATGAGAACGGCATCTGGAATTCAAACGAATAACCCACTAGGTTATGCGCTATTCAATACATACATCGATCCAGTATTGACTAAACCAAACTTCGCTACACTTAGAACGATATTCCAAAACAATGATGGTGGAGTTTCTGGCTACACTGAATCAAGTCGTGTAAATCAATTCAATTGGTTCTCCTTGACTAGTCAAGTTACTGGTGGTTCTAATGGGACTTATACTTACACGCCTTATATTGATGCAGGTGATGCTGATCGAACTGATGATAACAACCATGGTACACACTGTGCTGGTACGGTAGCAGGGAACACACAGGGGTGGGCTAGGGACGCGACAATCTATAATATCAGTCCGTATGGCTCAAATCCTAATAGCCTCTCATCGTCGCTTATGTGGGACTACATACGTGCTTGGCATAACACTAAGCCAATCAATCCAAAGACTGGACGTAGAAACCCTACTATCACAAATAACAGCTATGGTTCAAGTTTAAGAACTAACTACAGTGGAAGCTATACAACTGGTAAAGTGACAAGAGTAAATTATCGTGGAGTTGACTTCAACCCAGGAAGAGACTTGACAACACAAGAGTTGCGTGATCGTGGTTTTTATGCTCCAAATCTTCAAATGGATATCCCCAATTACTTTACCTCTCGTAATGCTGATATGCAAGACGCTATTGATGATGGAATTATCATCGTGGCATCTGCTGGCAACGATAGTTGGAAAACTGTTAATGCATCTGATCAAGATTACAACAACACATATAACATGGTTTACAATGGCTATGACTACTCGTGGAACTTACACAGGGGTACAGGATCAGGTGCTGGCTATGCACCAATCGTTAACGTGGGCGCAACTTCAAACGACCTAAACGAAGATAAAGCCAACTTTAGTAACTGTGGAAACCAAGTAGATATTTTTGCCGCTGGTGAAGGTATCCAAAGTAGCTTGCTTTCTGGTGGTATTGATGACCCTAGAGATGACAATTACGAACTAGGTAAGTACCAAGGAACAAGTATGTCAGGACCTCAAGTGGCTGGTGTATTAGCAATTCTTGCTGAAAGTTGGCCTAACATGACACAAGCTGAGGCGCATGCATGGGTAATAGATAACGCAAACAGTGATCAAATGGCTGACACTGAAGCAGATGATCCAATGGATAGAGATAGTCTACAGGGCGCTCCGAATAAATACTTGAGATGGATTAACCAAAGAGTAATATCTGGGGCATCTTTTCCACAAAAAAACTTCAGAATCAGGCCAACTTCTGGAAAAACATACCCTCGTCCACGCATTCGTAGAAGAGGTTGAGGCAATTGCTTATAAATATTAGAAAAGAACAGGTGTAGGGTGATATGACTGAAGTATTGACAAGTAAATTAAAAAGTGATACAACCAGAATGTTCTATCAAGACATTCAGGACAATGACTTTTATGTCTTCGTATCTTCTGTAACACAGGGTACGGATCGCGTTTCTGCGTCTAACTCACAGGGTAGTAAAAATCAATTCCTTGAAAACACTGTCTTTGGTAAGAAAGTTCTTGGATCAGACACTAAGTTTATGATTAAGTATCATCCTTGGCAGAAAGATCAAACTTATGTTCAGTACGATGATCAAGAGGATATGACTGACAAGAAGTTCTACGCAGTTGTCGGACCTACGAATAATGACACTGGCGACTATCGCGTATTTAAATGTTTGTTTAATAACACTGATGCTCCATCCACAGCACCACCAAATTGGAACCCATTCACTGAAGGGCAAATATACAGAACAGCAGACAAATATGTTTGGAAGTTTATGTATGCTATCACCCCAGCAGAATTTGAGGCTTACAATGCTATTGGTTACATTCCACTAGCGTCTGATGTAATAATCAACCCAGACCCAAATGCCGATGCTAATAATGTTGTTTACGGATCAGGAATAAGCGATATCTTCGTGTCCAATCCAGTTGATAACGCGGGCTACCCATCTATCAGTGGTTTCCTTATGGCGGCTCCTGGTAATGATGGTACTCTAACAGTAAGAGCTACAGGCATAAACCAAATTAAAAACTTCTATGTGGGGATGTCAATTTACATCACCAACCCAGATGGAGGTCCGTCAAACCTTTACGTTATTGCTTCTTATGATTTCCAAGTTGGCGTTCAATACGGCAAGATTAAAGTAACGGGAACTCCTTTGGCAGATGGCGTATTAAACGGTTCTACATTTACAATCGTTCCATCATGTGTAATCACAGGCGATGGAACAGGTGCTAAGGCGCTTCCAAATGTTATTGAAGGCAACATATCTTCCCTGTTAATTCTAAATGCAGGTTCTGGTTATACAAATGTGAGGGCAACTATTGTTGATCCTATATTTGACTTTGATCCAGAAGACCCAATTTCGATTGATGTGAGAGCTAATCTAAGACCAGTTCTTTCTCCAAAGGGTGGACACGGTTGGAACATGATCGATGAGATGCATTGTCGCCACATCTTGCTTTATGGTTACATTACAGAATCTAATAACAATAGGATTGGCGCAACAAACACTTACTCGCATCTTGGCATTGTTAAAAATCCAGAGTTCTTAAGTGCATCAGCAAACAGCGCGAATACACCTACAGTCTTCGACAATAGAATTGCAGTTACTACTAACCAGTTCAACTTTGCAACTGTAAATGCTGTGTTGACACAAGTTGATTCTGACAACAACATTACATTTTCGGGTAAAGTACATGAAGTAGACGAAACTTCAAATACTGTATATCTATCTAGTTATATGGGACCATATCAGAACGGTGCAAATAATGACACTTCTCTTGACTACACGGTCAAATTGGTAAATCCGCAGGGGCAACGAATTACCATAAATAGTCCACAAGCCAACAACACAATCGAATCTGATTACGTCCAACGTAGCGGAGAAGTTTATTTCATGGAAGATTTTGTCCCTCTTGCAAGAACTTCTACTTCGAGAGAAGAATACAAATTAGTATTAGAATTTTAAGGAACCTTACACATGCCAATTAATACAAATTTAAATATTGCTCCATACTTCGATGACTTCGCGTTGGAGAAGCAGTTCTACAAAATTCTATTCAAGCCAGCATATGCTGTACAGGCAAGAGAACTCACACAATTGCAGACCATTCTGCAAAACCAAGTCGAGCAATTTGGTGACAATATCTACCAAGAAGGTAGTATTATCAAAGGTTGTAACTTCACAAACCTAAATGGTTTGCAGTTTGTTAAGTTGACCGACAAGACTGGTTTTGATCCAGAACTCTATAAGCCAGTTACAGCGGATGAAATCGTTGCTGGTGTAACTAAATCTATCGATACTAAGTATGAAATTGAAGGCGCTATCACTGGTCTTAGAGCTTCTATCATTACTACAGACAGAGGTTTTGAAACACGTCCACCAAACTTAAACACTTTCTATATCAACTATTTGAACTCAAACGAATCTGGCAACTATAAGACATTCATTTCTGGTGAAGAACTTACAGTTAACCGCTATAAATATGATGGATCAACATTAATTGAGACTACTCTTAGTGTTGCAACAATCAACGTAACACAGCTACCAACACCAACAGGCAAATCTTTTGGTATTCAAGCAGGGGCTGGCGTTGTCTTCCAAAAAGGCCACTTCCTATTCGCAGACGAACAAACACTTGTTGTTTCTAAGTATGACGACCAACCAGATGATATATCAGTTGGTTATGAAGTAACAGAAACTCTGATCTCTTCGCTTCAAGATGAAAGCCTCTATGACAACGCTAACGGAAGCACAAACGAAAATGCTCCAGGTGCAGATCGACTTAAAATGGTTCCTACGTTGGTTGCCAAGACAACAGCGGTTGCTGATGTAGATGCAAACTTCTTTACACTAATTCGTTATCAAAACGGTTCTGCCGTAACGATTAGAGATGTTTCTCAATTCAACTCAATTGCAGAAGAAATGGCGAAGCGTACTTACGAAGAAAGTGGAGACTATATTGTCGAGAACTTTAAAGTAACAACAGAACGTCGTGGTGTAGACCTTAAGGCATTGGTTGGTAAAGGCTCGGCGTATGTTAAAGGTTATAGAGTAGAAAATCGTGGTGATGTAGATATTACTATCGATCCAATTGCAACCACAAACATTCAACAAAACCAAGCTACGTCTCTTAACTACGGTGGATACGTTGATATTACTTCAGTAAATGGTACTATGGCTACTGATTACAGCGCAGTTGAACTACAGCTTGCTAATGGCACACAAATCGGTAGTGCATTCGTAAAGAACTTCACGCCAACTAAACTATTCTTGTTTGGTGCTAGTATCACAGATGTGACTAGAACTTTCGCTGATGTTGAACGTATTGTCTCAACTGGTGGTTCAGTTAGTATTGCGGCTAACTCTAAGATTAAAGATACTAAGAATGCCCCTATGGTATTCAACACTGGCACAAGAAGCTTAAAAGAAATTACAGATATTAACGTTCCTGTACGTACACAAAGTAGTGTTTCGGTTGCGGCTAATACAATCACTATCAACGCACAGCCAGGCGATGACTTTGCTTGTGATAACAGTGACATTGTTGTGGTAGATGCATCCAACACTCTGATTGCGGTAACGAGCTATACCACAAGTTTGAATAACTCAATTCTTACTATTAACTTAGCTCCAGGTTCAGACCCAGCAGCAGACGTTTATTACAATAAAAGAATTCTGAATACTCAACCATATAACAAATTATCAGTAAATCCATACATTAAAGTAGTGTGGAACAACGGTCAAGCAAGATACAGCTTGGGCTTCCCTGATGTTTATGCAATCGACAGTGTTACAGATAGCTTAGGTAATGACTTCACAGACACCTTCCGTTTGGTAACGAACGCACAGGACAATTTCTATGACATTTCTTACATGGAAGTTATTGCTGGAAGAACCAAGCCTACAAGTGGCACATTAACAGTTAAATTAAAAGTTTACAAAATAAACAATGCAACAGGAATTAACTTCTTTGCAGTAAATAGCTATCCTATCGATGATGTTACTGCTATCCTTCCAGATGGCAAGATTAGATCATCTGATGTTCCATCTTACATCTCTACAAGTGGTACAATCTTTCCTTTGAGAGAGTGTCTTGACTTTAGACCATATGCTGACTTGGGCGCAGGCGCAAGCTATACAGCATTGACAGAGGGCGCGGCGGCTGTTGTGACAGCGGCTGTTGGTGCAGTACAACCATCATTTGCAGGTTCAGACTATGTTCTTCCTATGTTGAACGGAAACGTTACATCTGATATAGAACACTATTTGGCGAGAATTGATGTCATTACAATGGATTCTTATGGTAAGACTGCTATCATTAAGGGCGAAGAAGATGAGTCACCAGTACCACCTAAAGTTGGTGCTGATCAGCTTGTTATCTCTCAGATTACTATTCCAGGCTATCCTATGTTGTCTGCACAAGAAGGTGCAGATCAAAACAAGAATTACTACGCTGTTAGCACTAAAGCAAGGGGTGTTAAGAACTACACCATGCGCGATATCGCTAAGTTGGAAACAAAACTTGATGCAATGGAATATTACATCAGCTTGAACCAACTAGAGCAATCGACACAGAACTTGAACATTCTCGACGAAAACGGTTTGTCAAGATTTAAAAACGGCTTTATAGTTGATCCTTTCAACGATACGAGCATTGCTGATCTATCTAACCCAGATTATCAAGCGGCTGTCCATTCAGACACGAAAAGTCTTAGCCCAGCGCTTAATACATTCCCACTTGACTTGATATACAAATCTGGATCAAGTACAACTATCTTCCCTACGACACAAGATGCGGAAATTGCAACACTAAGCAGAAACGCACACACAAAACTGTTGGGTCAACCATACGCAACCAACTTTAGAAACTGTGTGTCTAACTTCTGGAAGTATGACGGTGTTGGATCGTTGTCACCAAGCCATGATATGGCTCAAGATACAGTAACTAATCCAGTTACTCTTGATATCGACCTAGTAACACCATTCCGCGACTTTGTTGACAATCTACAACAATTCGTTCCAATGACAGTACAAAACTTTAGTAACACAACTACTACAAGAACACATCTTGGTGGTAGGCAGTGGTCTATAGGTGGCTCAACTACAACTTCTACAACTGCATTAAGTGTTAATGAAGCAAACTCTAATCAGTCAGTTGGCGACTTTGTTTCTAACTTTGAATTCCAACCTTACATGCGTAGTCGTGAGATTAAAGTGTTTGCGGCAGGGCTTCGTCCAAACACACGTCACTACTTCTTCTTTGATGGTGTGGATGTAAACGAATTTGTACGTCCAGGCACAACGGCTAACACAAGTAGGGCGGTTAGACGTGCGGGTATTAAAGGCGCGGCTGTTAGTACAGATTCTAATGGTAAAATTCGTGCAGTATTTGAATTGCCAGATGGAACATTCTTTGTCGGTGATAGAGTTCTAACAGTAGTTGACGTTAATCAATATGCAAGTATTGAATCAGCATCCACTTCTATAATTGATTTGCAGTATCATGCATACAACATCTCAGTTGAAAAGAGTGCATTGACAGCATCTACAAGAGTTCCAGATACTGATGTTGGTACTGAAATTACTACAAGAACACTTCCAGCAAGAACAGTAACAATCGATCCTCTCGCTCAGACATTCTTTATCAAAAAGGGTATGGGTCGTGGTTCGAACAGTGTGTTCATCTCTAAAATCGATCTGTTCTTCAAGCGTAAGAGTAATATTAATGGTGCTACAGTTATGTTGCGTGAAGTTGTTAACGGCTACCCAGCATCACAAGTATTACCTTTCTCTAAGATACACCTCACAACAAACCAAATTACTGCAACTGATGATGCATCCACAGCAACTACTGTTGACTTCGACGCGCCAATCAGAATGGATGTTGAGAAAGAATACGCAGTGGTAATCATGCCAGATGCTAACGATCCAAACTACCTAGTCTTTACATCTAAAGTTGGTGGCGTAGACTTGACACCAGGTGCAACCCAAGGACAAGCAGTTGTTCAAGACTGGGGTGATGGTGTTCTATTCTCATCCACAAACAACAGAGCGTGGAAATCATACCAAGACGAAGACTTAAAATTCAATCTTTATCGCCACGATTTCAACGCATCCACAGGCTCCGTCACAATGACAAATGACAAACATGAGTTCTTTACTTTGAGCGACTGGGATGGTAGGTTTACTTCTGGTGAAGAAGTTTATGAAGAAAAAGCCTTGACAGGCTCCACTTCTGCTAACATATCTATGCCTATCAATGGAACCACTATTACAGGTACATCACTTAATGACAGCTTTGCTGCTGGTGATAAAATCTTGGTAACAAATGTGGGTGGCTCAAGAAGCGAAATCTTTGAAGTTGTAAGTGTTGACAGCGCAACTGAAATCACTACAGAACGTCCTGTTGACTTTACGGTTGGCACAGGGACATGTAAATCTATTGTTGTTGGCAAAATCGTACACTACAACAGACTTGAACGTTCGCAGATGTATCTTGCAGGTTCTACAGCAACAGGTAGTAAGAAATTTACAGTAAGTGGAACTATTGTAGGATTTACTAGCGGCACAACAGGTACAATTGGAACTATTGACAATATTAACTTAAGTTATGTACAGCCACTAATCATGAAGGCGAACGACTCGATTACTACTACGAAGTTAAGTGGTACGTTCACAGACCCAGCAGATACTCTGACATCGTACAACATGCCAATGAAATTTGGTGCAAACAACGCATTCGGACGTAAGGGTGTAGTTCTCTTCAGTAGATCAAATGACACTGTAGATGCTAAACCTTTTGAAATTACGGTAACAATGGGCAATGCCGCTAATCCTACATCTACACCGATTGTTGATTTAGAAACAGCTTCATTGATGGCTTATCAATATAAAGCAACTAACGATGCAGATACTACTTCTAAATATATTTCAAAAACAATTGAACTTAATGAAGATTTAGATGCTGAAGACATCGAAGTGTTGTTGACAGGCTATCGTCCAAATGGATCAGACATTAAAGTTTATATCAGACCACAGAATATATACGATAGTGCTTCTTTCAACACAATCCCTTGGATTGAACTTGAAGTCACAGAAGGCGTTAATGTGTACTCTTCAGATGTAAACAAAGACGATTACCGTGAATTTAAATATGCGCTACCTACAGCCAATAAAGATGGCGCTGGTATATTAGAGTATACTAGCACTTCTGGCACATTTGTAGGCTATAGAAAGTTTGCGATAAGAATTGATATGCTCACATCGGATATCAGTAAGGCTCCAACTGTACGTGATTATAGAGCGTTGGCGTTGACATAATGGCTTCTTTTATCAGACATCAACAAACCAAAGCGGTACTCAATACTGATGTTGCCGCTTTGAATAAATATAAACAAGAAAGAGCGCTTCACACAAAGGTGACGAAGTTAAGCAATGAAGTAAATTCAATCAAAGAACTTCTAGTGCAAGTTTGTGATAGATTAGATCGGATAGAGAAGTAAGATGGCAAAATCAAGCATACAAAACATTACAACGACACAGACCTTTCAGAATTGGTTTGACAAAACCAATGAAATGGTTGATCTCTTTCGTACTCAAGCAGTAACTGCTACAGCACTTGGCGATGTCACTACTGGTGACGCTTTCATCCAAGGCGACTTTACGGCTAATAATTTATTTGCGGATACAGAATTTAGAGCAGATGTTATTTCCTCTTTCACAAATGCTGGAAATATTGACTTCAACTCACCAATCATAATCACTGGCGCAACTGCACAAGAAGTTGCTACTTTCTCTTATACTACTGGTGGCGCTCAGACAAGATATACTGATGGTACAGTTTCATGGGATGTTGGATTTAACAATTCTGACGAAGCCGCATTCATCATCGACACTGGAACAGGATTGCCTAAATTTAAGGTCACCCCTGCTGGAACAATGCACGGATATGATTTGGTCATAACTGATAGTATCACAGCAAACACTATTACTGCAACCACAATAACTGGTGATCTATCAGCAAACAACATTACCTCAAACACATTAACAAGTGACACCTTTATCGGTAAGTTGATTGGTGACGTATACGCTCCAGGTGGACTTGCTAAAGTATTTGAAAATGGCAACGGCGCTGAAATTCCAGCAACATTCACAGGTAACGTAAATGGTACGGTAAGTTCTCTTACAAACCACAAAACAACTAATTTGGCTGAAGGTACTAGACTGTACTTCACAACCGCTAGAGCCAGAGAATCTTTCTCACCTGGTACAGGTATCAGTATTACTGACGGTGCTATTGCCATTGGACAGAATGTTGCAACTTCTTCTACTGTAGCATTTGCTGGTGTTAATGTTGATGGGGCTATCGTTGCCACAGGTAACATCACGGCATTTGGTAGTGTGTCAGACAGAAACAAAAAAGAAAACATCGTACCTATTACGAATGCTTTGGATAAAGTATCTCAGCTTGGTGGATACAACTTTAACTACATCGGAGACGATACGCCTATGACTGGTGTAATGGCTCAAGAGTTGCAAGAAGTTCTTCCTGGTGCAGTTTACACTACAACTGATCCTAAAACAGGCGAAGAAACACTTGCTGTTCGTCACGGTAACGTGATTGGTTTACTTATCGAAGCCATTAAGGAATTGCAAGAAAAAGTGGGTGAATAAATCATGCCTATTAAAGTATCAGGTCCAATTTCGATGCAAGACATCGTTAATGAATTTGGTGGAGCAACTCCACATAACATAAACGAATATTATCGTGGTGGAAATCGTGTCCCTAACGCAAACATAAATGTCAATGTACCATCATCAGGTGCAATTGCCGTAGGAGATTTCTATGGTGCGAGTAAGATTATCTATCTTACACTTGAAATGTTTGGTGGCGGTGGAGCGGGTGGTAACGGCTATGAAGATGGCGGTGATCCAAATACAAGACCAGGTGATGGTCAAGCAACAGGCATTCTATTAAAATCTGATTTTGATAATAACAACTTTAATTTCATTACGAGCGCATCAGGC